ACGCCTGATGGCGCCCTCGACGCCGCGACGCTTGTTTGTCCCAAATGTGGATCCATGCATCGGGATAATCTAAAACAGTCGATGATTGCCGCATCACGGTTTATCCGGTATCGGCTAATCAAAAAAAATGAAAATACGGAGGGGGCCGTTTTCGGCAAATACCTACCGGCCGTTACTGGGCCGCCCTCGCGTACAGTGGGCTATTGGATGAGCGGACTTGCTTCCCCATGGGTTTCGTTCGGGGAAACGGCTAAGAAACTAATAGAGGCACATCAAACAGGGTCAGTTGAAACAATCCAGGGGGTGGTGAACACTTACGGCGGCGAACTATTTAGGGAAACGGGGGACGCGCCGGAATGGCTAGAGGTGCTTGAAAACAGACTAGAGATTGCACCACGCCAAATCCCGCACGGTTTGCAAAAAATTACACTAGGCGCCGACGTCCAGAAGTGGGGCATTTATTACGTAATCCGCGGGTGGGGATACAACACGGAATCGTGGCTATTGGATGCGGATTATCTTGCGGGCCAGACAGATCACGACCCGGTTTGGTTGGCACTTAGGAATGTAATCGATGCACCGATAGCCGACCGGCCCATAGACCGGGTTTTTATAGACTCTGGGTATCGGCCCGGCGAGGCGATCGTTCGCCCCGATCATGCAGTATATACATTCTGCCGGACATTGCCCGGACTCGCCTATCCAACAAAGGGGCGCGATACGCTCGACAAGCCGTTTTATTTCAGCGCAATTGATTACACAATCGGCGGCTCAGTCGTTCGCGGCGGGGTAAAGCTATGTCATATAAACACTGACTTTTTTAAACGCTGGATTCATGCGCGCATAAAATGGCCTGAGGGCGCGCCAGGCGGTTGGCATCTGCACAACCAGACAACTGAGGACTACGCGCGCCAGCTGGTCGCCGAGGAACTGGTAACCCGGGCAAGTTCGGGCCGCATGGTTTGGATTATACGGTCAAAAGATAACCACTTTTTTGATTGTGAAGTCAACGCGACTTGTGCGGCGTGGTCAATAAATGTTCATAAATTACCGCCGCTTAGTGAAGAAACGACCATTGAAAGTTCAAGGGGTAATCAACTTTCTGCCGGATCGCCAGGATATGAACGTCGCACAATCGGGTAATTTAGTTTATAAATCAATCCGATGGCTACACTATCGGAAAAACAGGCGGAGTTAACGGCGGCAAAAGCGGCCCTGGCGGCGGCTGAAAAAGTCGCGGCTTATACTCAGGGCGACCGACAGCAAACGCGGCAGGGCCTGCGGGATTTAGAAACTAGGGTTGCTCGTATCGCGCGTGAGGTTGACGAATTGACAGCCGCGACTAACGGCGCAAACAACTCAATGATGATCACGCCCACATGGACTTAATCCGCATACTCGGGCGCATTATCCCGTCACAGACGGCGCGTTATCTCGTAAACCGCCGTATGTTCGGCGAGGCACTCCGACTTTATGAGGCGGCAACGTCATCGCAATACCGCCCGGTGATATCTAACTCTGGGTCTGCCGATGCCGATGTCAATGCCGCCGGGACCCGACTCCGGCAACTGGCGCGGCATCTTGAGGAAAATCACGACCTCGTCGTCTCGATATTTGATGATCTTGTTAACAACATAATCGGGACGGGTGCCCGCGTCGCGCCTATGGTACGGATGACAGACGGTGCCCTGGCGCGAGGGATCAATCGACAAATATCTGAATTATGGGATCAGTGGGCGCAATCGCCTGAGACAACGGGCGAGCTCGGGCTTGAGACTGCCGAGCGGCTGATTTGCCGTTCATATTTGCGTGACGGTGAGGAGTTCACGCAGCTGGTCACGACGCCGCGGTTTAACTACCAGACGCCGGTCCCGTTAGCGCTGGAACTGCTAGAGGCTGACTTTGTCCCGTTCGATATGACCGACCAGCGAAAGAACCTATTCAACGGAATCGAATTAAATCAATGGGGCGCCCCGACAATCTATCATGTGTGTAAGAACCACCCAGGGGACCCGCTGACACAGTACCAAACGAAACAGGAAACAAAAGTCGTATCTGCGCAGCGGATGCTACATCCTAAGTTCAGCCGGCGCTTACGCCAGCGCCGCGGGGTGCCGATTATCCACGCCGTTATAAATCGGCTGCGGGATGTGAATGACTACGAACAAAGCGAGCGGATAGCGGCAAAAGTTGCTGCGGACTTGACCTGGTTTATCGAGCGCACATCCGAGTATAACGGCACAGTCGATGTCAACGAAGCAAAGAACAGAACATTGCAGATGGCAGCCGGCGCCGGGTTCGCGCTCCTGCCGGGTGAAAAAGTCGGGACGATAAAATCAGAACGCCCCAACAGTGGGCTGATTAATTTCCGGAATGCTATGTTGAAAGCGGTTGCCGGCGGCACGGGTTCGCGGTATTCCGCTATAGCGCGCGATTATTCCGGGACCTATTCCGCACAGCGCCAGGAGCTTGTCGAGGGGGCGGTGGGCTACCGCACACACTTTGTGTACCTTGTCCGTAGACTTTATCGCCCGATCTATGCAGCTTTTATTGACCAGATTCTATTTGGCGGGTTGTTACGCCTTGAGCGTGGTATCGATATGGCAACAATCCGGCGTGTGGATTTTCGCGCGCCGGCGCTTCCCTGGATTGATCCGGCAAAAGAAGCGAAGGCTTATGAAACACTAATCGACAAAAAACTTGAGTCACATGCTGAAATAATTCGGCAGCGGGGCCGGGACCCTGAAAAGGTCCGCGAGGAACTAGAGGAGGAACAGGCGGACGGTGTATTTGCAGATACGATAGCCGCATCGGCGTCGGTGGAAGATCCGTCGGAACCGCAAGCGGACGATGATGGAAACGATGTGGATGAGGCGGCAGCCTAGCATGCGCGCCCTACAACATTCTCTCGTATCGCCTGGCACCATAACACAGGAGTTCTGCCAGATATTAAACCTCGGCGAGTTATTCCCTGGCCTATCTAAATGCACACCGCCGCCAATATATAGCAGTAACATGCACACATCCCTGATACCGTCTATTGCAATAGATAGCAGTTACACATTCACGCGCGCGGGACCACGGACCATCAGAGATTTTGAAGGTGTCATTCAGAATTGCGACTCCGGCGAAGCGCGATTTATGCTTGCCAGGCGGATTAAAAATATTGTCGGGATTGATGCTTCTGACGATATGACAGATGGATGGTGGTCAAAACTCGGTGCCACTGTCGTTGTGGTCGATGCAACTCATTTGACTATTCCGACGGTTGCGCCCCCATCACATGGCATATATAACACGACTCCGCTTACTGATACTGTGTCGGAGTGTTCTTTTTCCGTTGTCGTCTCAGGGACAGGGAACTTCCGTCTGTGGGTCGGCACCGGCGCGCCATCGACAAATATCACCGCCACGGGCACGCCTCTCCGTTATGCAATGAATGGTGTGGCGGATGATGGCTTTGTCGGCCTCTCAAGACAATCGGGCACACCCCTTGAAGACGCCGTCCTGACAATTACCGACTGGCAGGTTGAAACTGTTGAGAAACAAGCAAATCAAAACCCGGGAGGCCGCGTGTCTACAATGGCCGCAGTCGATCATGGCTCAGGAGTCAGTGGCGTAAAATATTTCAACCTGGATAATGGGAACACAGTCACGGATTATATCGTTGACGAAGTCGAGGGGGCATCGATAACCGACTCTATCCGTGGATACCTGGCGGAGCAATCAAAAGAGCAGCTTTTATTCCCATCCGAGGATTTAACAGACATTCTTTGGACCGCGAATCAAAACAATATTATCCCGGCAAATGATGGATTGATAGCAGGTATAAGTGCCAATAGCATACAGGCGGACAGTACATCGGATGTTATACATTCGGCGCAGTATGGAATCAGCGTAGAGAATCAGGATTTCACCGTGTCATTTTTTGTTTCTTCGGGCACAGCAACACACGCTTTTATAAAGGCGACGCGCAATATAGGCGGCACAACGGCAGAGCAATTTTTTAATCTATCGACGGGAGAGCTTGGCTCGACAGGTGGTGGCGGTGGGTCATTGACTATTGTCAGCGGGTCCGCAATGATTGATGTTGTAAAAGGCGGCTTCCTGGTCCATTTAGTATTCAACCAGACGGCCGGTGCGCCTGGAGCACATAGAATCGAGTTTGGTATATCTGATGCCGACGGGAGTACGAACTATGCGGCGGCTACCGGCGTAGATCTTTGCCACATGACCGGAATGCAAGCACAAAGGGATCATGAAGTCGGGGAGTATATTCCCTCAACCACGGGCACAGTCACAACGGTTGGTGATATTCTTGAGATCCCGATAGCAAACATGCCCGATGAGACGTTTTCGGTTTTATTGTGGGTGTACCTGGAAACTGCGATTATCTCTAATTCAACTATGATCGCATTTAGAAAAATAACAGGAAATGAGCCCGAATATGCCCTAGATTTTCAGGGTGGGAATTTCCGCGCTCGCCAATGGTCAGATACTCCATCGGTGGTAGTTTATAATGCAGTATCCAGCGCAGCCCCAGCAGGCGCCAGTAAAGTTGCCGTTACATTTTCCAGGTCCGCCGGTGCGCGGTTTATGGCGGTGAATGGGGTTTCCTTTGCGGCAAGCAAAGATGATAACGATGCTTCATCCTGGGATATTGAAAGGATTGATATAGGATGCTATATCGTCAGTGGAGCATCTCAGCCTGATATTCCAATAAGTAACATTCAATTCTATGAACCACTTTCCGCTAGTCAATTGATGGCGTTAACTGCAATTTAACTGAGGATTAAAAACGGTATAGGTGCAATCAGATGGAACGAGAGATAAAAGGCTCAATGTTTGAGCGCTCTTTCACGGTAAACGTTACCGACTCCAAACAGGACAATGGCGTGTCGATTTATCACGCGTCCCTTTCCAGCGAGGAGCCAGTCGAGCGATTTTTCGGGACCGAGATACTCGTCCATGATCCGGATGCCGCAGATCTGACGCGTGCATCCGGCAACGGTCTCATGATGTTGTATAACCATGATGTTGACCGACCCCTTGGGCGGATTAAAGATGTTGTAATAACAGATCGAAAAAGACTTGAGGGCAAGCTTGTATTCGATGCGCAGTTACCCGATGCTGACTGGATAGAGCGCAGCGTTATATCCGGTACTCTCGATGATGTATCGCTACGTTACCAGATAGATGAGTACCGGCCCGAGGAAGATGAGGCCGGGCATGAAACGTTTTTTATCACAAAATGGACGGCCATTGAGGCGTCCGTTGTTACTATTCCGGCCGATTATACAGGGTCGGGAATTGGCAGAAGTTTATCAACGGAGGGCGACACAATGAACACAGATACCCCGTCGGCAGATGCCGGCAATAATTCAGATCCGGGCCGGGTCAACGTGGTCGAATTCGAGGCCGCGCGAACGGTTGCCCGCGGTGAGGGCGTTGTGATCGGAGCGGGAAAAGAGCGCGAACGCCTGGACCAAATCAATCAACTGTTTGACGGATGCCGCCACAAAACACCCGCCTATGGTGCCTTACAAAAAGAGTGCATCCGAGTGGGGTCGACTATGGACCAGACGCGCGCCGCTATTCTCGATTTGATGAATAGCGAGCCGGGCGACACTCAGACGGCGTCCAGAATGGGACCCGACAGCGGGCAACCTACTCCTACTCCTGCTACGTTCACGGCTCCGGGCCAGACTGAGGGTGAGAAGTACCTGGAGGGCGCCCAGCGCGCCCTTGATTTCAAGGCGGGCATTATCAAGGGCTGTGAGATACTCACCGAAATGCGGCAAAATGAATTCGCCCATATGTCAATGACTGAAATGGCCAGGGAATTTCTGCGCCGTCTCGGGATCGATACCCGGGGAATGACGCGGCACGACGTTGTGGGGTACGCAATGCGCCCGGACCTGGTACCGGGAGGGCGGCGGGATTTGATCGGCCACGGGCCGTCTGATTTTACTGCACTGCTGGCGAACACAGCAGGCAAGTCGCTATTGATCGGATTTAACGAAACCGAGGAAACATGGCAGCGGTGGACCCGGCAGGGGACGCTTCCGGATTTCAAGCGCCAGGATCGGGTGAATCTATCTAATTTCGGTGATCTCGATGAAATCAAAGCCGGCGGGGAATATAAGGCGGGAACCATTTCCGATCTGGTCGAGTACATCACGGCGGCCAAATACGGCAAGTTGTTCGGCGTCTATCGCGAGGCGCTCATTAATGATGATCTGGACGGGTTAAGCCGTGCACCTCGGGCAATGGGCCGGGCCGGCAGTCGCAAAATCGGTGATCTTGTCTATGCCCTTCTAACCGATCCGCCGACGCTGAATCAGGACGGTCTCGCGTTGTTTGATGCCGGGCACAGCAACACCGGTACTGCTGGCGCACCATCCGTCACAACGCTTGATGAAATGCGGCAATTGATGGGACTGCAATCAGATCCGTCAGACTCCTCGCACGGTCTGAATATCCGCCCGGCCCACCTCCTTGTCCCGTTGGCGCTTGAAACCACGGGCAATATTCTGTCGACGTCTGAAAAGGACCCGGCCGGCGGGGCGGGGAAATCAGAAGTCCCTAATCCGTTCGTGGGTACGTTCGAGGTTGTCGCCGATCCGCGCCTTGATGCGGATAGTTCCGTGAAGTGGTATATGGCAGGCAACCAGAACCTAAACGATACGGTAGAAGTCGGTTTTGTTAACGGGCAATCAGAGCCTTCGCTTGAATCTCGGGACGGCTGGAGTGTTGACGGCATCGAGTACAAGACGAGAATTGAAGTCGGCGTGTCTGTCCTCGATTTCCGAGCACTGACGTATAACGCCGGCTCATAAGCGACACCGCGTTTTATTTGTTTGCTAATCGATTTTAATGTAGGAGGGCTTTAAATGACCACAAAATATAGAGGCAAGGGCGACGTGATACAGATCACGGCCGCAACGGGCGGCGCCGCCGTCAACGAGCTTTATGTTGGCGATTCATGCGCCGGCGTATATGTCGGGTCAGCAACCGGTGGCGCTTTGGTGCCCGTCGCGCTAGAGGGTGAGTTCACCGTAACAAAGGCAACCGGTGTGGCAATGGCGGTGCTCGATCTGGTCTATTCAACCGCGACGGGGGACGCGACCAGTGCAACCGGCGCCAACAATGTACCTCTCGGGATATCGACGGCGGCGGCGGCGACCGGCGCGACAACGGCTCAGGTAAAACTTGATCGTTTCTAACCCAGGCTAAACGGTTGACTGTACTTGAGGATATTCTAGCCGACCTCGACTATCTCTATGACGTCGAGTTCGGCTTTGCGGAAGTGATCGCCGCAACTGGCGGGGACTTTGTTGGTATATTCGACAACGAGTACCTGTTGGCAGATAGCGGCTCCACGATTGCCGCCCGGTCGGCGGTCCCGGTCATGCGTACACGCGACGCCGACGCCAGGGCCGAGGACGCCGTGGTGACAATCAGGGGGACCGATTACACGGTCTCAGAACCGATGCCGGACGGCTACGGGGAAACGACCCACAAACTAAGGACGGTGCCGGGCTCATAATGCATGTCAGAGAGCAAATACTGGCGGCTGTTGTTACAACACTGACAGGACTGGTCACGACGGGCGCCAATGTAACCCGGCGCCGGACCATCCCGCAGGGGATTGTCCCTGCACTAAATATTTATTGGTCAGACGATACGCCAGACTATGAAGCGGGGAAGATGGGCTGCGCTCCGATGCAGATACTCGCGGTACATGTAGAGGGATTTACCAAGGGCGAGGCGGAAACACAGGCAAACCTAATATCGAGCGAAATCGAGGTTGCCCTGTTTGCCAACCCAACCCTTAGCGGGATTGCGAAGTTTATGGAGCGGGGACCCGTTGAAATATTGGTGGAGGGTGAGGGCGAGGCACAGGTGCTTGTGATGGATATGACAGTCAATGTCACTTACCGGTCTGCCGAGGGCGCGCCGGATACTGTTGTTTAACGGAGGGTACAATCATGTCAGTAACGCGCGGATGTTTGGGTAAGATTTTTGGTAAAGCACTTTTGGCGACCGGGGCGACGGTCCTGGTTGACGAGGTTTCTGCCTGGTCATATGAGGAGTCGGCCGAGCAAATCGACGCCTCTAAAATCGGCGACTGTACAAAAAAGTTCGAGGCCGGTGCCCAACAAACTACGGGGCAGGTTACGGCACACTGGGAACCAGCGGCTACCGGGAATCAAGATATCTTTGTTGTCGGCGATAAAGTCACGCTGGAACTCTATCCTGGCGGGAATAGTTCCGGTTCAGTATTCTATCAAACGCCAACAGGAGGGGCTACAATAACATCCGTAGCGCGCGCCGGTGGCGTCGAAGGTCTCGTGGGTAACGATTTTGGTTTTTCGGTTAACGGGGCGATGACAACAACGGCGGTACCATAACCGAAACCAAAACCGAGGGGGCTAAATGTCCGAGTTAGTGAGTAAAGTAAATACGGCTTTTGATAGTAGATTGCCGCGCGTGGTTGATGCATTCGGGTGGGGGATGACGCTTTTTATTTACCCACTAACCATGTTGCAACTGGAAACAATTAACAAAGAAACAAGCGACTTTCGTCGCGCTTTACGAACGATTATTGTCCGCGCGAAAACGGAAGACGGTAAGTCCTTGTTTGATGAACATGACTTCAATCGTCTCATGACGCACGGCGTCAATGAATACGGGCCAACCGAGATACTGAAAATTGCGCAGGCCGTCAACAGCGATCAGGCCTTGACCGCCGATGAGGAAATCGAGGCGCTTGAGGAAAAATGAAAAGGGACCCGGGCATAATGGCGCTTTATGATGTCGCGCACATGCTCCACCGGCCGGTGGAAGAGCTTGCAG